ATTTCGCGCATTTGGAAACACCTAACCCCCACCAGTAGAAAACAAATTTTTTCTTTTTTTCTTGCAGGGGGGGGATTTTCTGACACACTATTTTCTGGCTCTCCAATTTTTTCCTGGAACAGTCATATCCTGAAGTGACTGGCCAAGCTTTGTCAGCTCTCCAGTCGTCCTGTTTTCTAGTTTGTTATGACTTGCCTGTGATACACTGATAAGATTCCAATCACACCATGCATATTCCGGATATTCATCTGCTGGATATATATGATGCACTGTATTAGCTGCCTCTGTCTTTCCATACATTTTGGCCACTCTGCATTTATATCCGTCCAGTTTTAAAATGTGTTTTCTCTTTTTCTTCCATTTACTCCCATAATAATCAAACATATATCCTCCATGAAAAATAATTAGGCAACCGGATTACCGATTGCCTGTACACTGGAGAAGTTTTTACCAATAGCCCATTGGGGTTGTAATGGGGTATCTGAGCTTTTGCTCGTTATAAAGATAGCACATCTAAAAACAACATTGGTCAACATTTCCTTATTTTTTATTTTATTTTTCAATAAGTTTTTCTACTGGAACACCCAGAGCCTTTGCAATACATTCTCCAGTGTGAGAAGAACAGTTATGTCCACGCTTTACGTTATGCACCGTCATCCTTGTAACCCCTGCAAGCTCTGCCAATTCTCTGTGATTTATATTCTTCTCTTTCATTGCATCAATTAATTTCTTACGATTTATTCTCATAGTTCTCGTCCCTTCTCACTTTGACATATCTAATATTTTGTAAACTATTGTGTGCATCTGTTTCTTCTTATATATAGTTTTTAATTTTTAACCATTGAGTTTTACATAGTCTCGTTATGTCAAACTAATAGGCCAAATTAAAAGTAGCCATTGCCTTATTAATTGTATCCTGCTCAACTCCTATGTACCTCAATGTAATATGCACATCGGAATGCCCGAATATCTTCATAAGGAGCATCCCGTCTTTTGTCTTCATATACATATGATACCCAAATGTCTTTCGCATCGTATGTGTTCCTACATTATAGATTCCAAAATGTGCAGCAGCCTCTTTTATTATGTTGTAAGCCTGCTGTCTACTGATTGCCTTCTCCTGTCCCTGTCTGGATTTAAATAAAAGCTCATAATCCGGCTTGTCCTTTATGTAATGATCTATTGCCTTTCGTAGCTTCTTATTAATCACAAACTTTCTTTCATTATTTGTTTTCTGCTCACGCATGATAATATAATCTTTATTCTTTACGTCCCGGACTCTCATTTTTAAAATATCTGAAACCCTTAATGCTGTATAGATTCCAAACATCCAGAGCACGTAATCTCTTTCATTCTTACTTTTTAGGTAGTCTGCTATATCCTGTACTTTCTCCCGGTCTCTTATTGGTTCTACTGCGTTCATCTTTCACCTGACTTTCTGTGTCAGACTCTGACACTTGTCTATTTGATAAAATTACTGATACGCATACAACCCCAATCATGACTGTTAGCACTACAAGTAAAATTCCTGCAAATATCATTTTTCTTCTCCTTTTAGCTTTTCAAAGAATCTCATGCACCTAATCTGGCACCCAGCCTTTGAAAATTCTTTTCCCGTTTCTTTTTCCATCTTCCTGGCTACTCTGCTCCACGACATTCCATCAATATAATAAAATTGCAACATTAATCGAAGCTCTGCCGGTTTCACTGTATCAAGAAATATATATGCTCTGTTTATCGCCTTTTCCTTTTCTGATAATGTCCTGCCCAACTTATTAACCCTTGCTTCGAGCAATATTCTCTTTTTTTCAATCACAGATTGAGGAAGCCCTTCAACTTTAAACAATTGTGTGCCGCCGTCTCCCCCGCGAACGGTATCTACAACGGTCCTGCTAGATAATTCTTCAATGTCTCGCTCCGTTTTGCTTATCCTCTCCCTGATATCTCGAATCAGAGCATCAACACACCGGCATCTTTCAAGATTTTCTTTTTCTGTCACGGCAGCCTCCTTCCTGTGTCAGATTCTGACACGTTCAATTAATAAAAATCGAAAGAATAATAATTTGGTTCGACAGGCTTTTTTGTTTTCTTCTTTTTGATCTTAGAAAACCAGATACTGCTTCTATCCCAGCCAAACGTACAATTTAATGTCTGTGCTATTTTTATCATGCTTTTTAATGACGGACATGTCTTTCCGGTTTCATACCCTGTAATTGTCGCTACTTTTATCCCTGACTTTTCTGCTAACGCTCTTTGTGAATAACCTTTGTCTTCCCTTACTTTCTTCAGTTCCTCAGCAAATGTATCTGCTCTGTCTTTTGTTTTCAACCAGGGATAAAAGAAAAAGGAGTTCTTGTCCCATCCGAATCCACATCCAAGTGCATCTGCTATTCGAAATATCTTTTTCAGCGATGGATTTGCATCCTCTGATTCATATTTTTTTATTGTATCAACGCACATTCTCGTTCTCGCTGATAAATCTTCTCTTGAAGTTCCTGTCATCTCTCTCGCTTCCAGCAAGGCTTTTCCAAATATATTTTCCATCGCTACTCCTTTAAACCTGCAAAACTTTTAAATTCGCTTTCCAGTAAATTTGCTTTAATCAAATCATAGATGATGTCCATCCAGTCACGTTTATCTTTGTTGTGGTTTGCATTTTTATGTATGCGAGGATCTACATCATCCCATTCGAAAACATCGAAACAGACATCACTTACGAATAGCATCTTACTGCCACATGCTACACAAAGATAAAAACAATCCTTATATATACCTTTACACCGTTTAAAACCGTATTTTTCAAATTCCGCTGCCTTTACCGTCGGTCTTAACATTCGTCTCACACTCCTTACCGTGTCTCTTCTAGTAGTCTTTAAATCTTTCCAGTTTCATTTCCTTCCGTTCTTCGTTAAATGTCATATGCAAAAGTTTTTTGCATCCCAGGCATATACCACTGCCAGTATTAGCCCCCATCTCCATGCGGATACTCTTGCAAATCCACATTGTTTTTCCACACACTGGACATACTCCTGTATATCCTCCCTTTAAATTTTCCATGTGTTTTTCTACGTATTTTCTTGATTCTTCTGCAGCCGAATTTATTATCTCGCATCCTTCCCATATTGTCCTACATAGACATGTTTTTTAAACTCCTGAGAGAAGCTTATCTCTCAGGAGCATCTGCTTTAAGTTTCTTGTTACACCATTGTTCGTTTAATCTCATCCTGATCATTTTGATTATCCTGGATGCACCATCTATTAGGGGTATCTTGGCGAATCATGCAGTCCCCGTTGGGATTTCCGCACGGACAATCCATACACGGACTGTCCGCATAGCTATCTCTTGTAATCTCATCGCACATATCGCTCAATGTTTCTAAAGCTTTTTTAATTTTTCTATAATCCATTTTTACCTCCTGCTCCATCTCTTTTACTTTTCCTTTTTTTTAAAACCTTGCTCAAATGCTAAAACTCTAATTACACTATTTGCTTTATCATCATCAAGATTTTGCATCACGTGTCTTGTTTCTTTTCCCATAGCTGCAATATCTCGCGGCATATTAAAAAAATCAATTTCCCCCATCGCCACTGAGCCAGTGTGAACGACCTTTTCTTCGTCCACGTTTGTTCTGGCGACAGCAAATCCAAATTCCCCTGTCAAAACCAAAGGCTCTCCCCTATTTTCTGTATCTTCAATAGTAATTTTAATCATTATTTTTCCCCTTTCTGTGCCCCTGCGTGGCGGGGCACGATTAAAAGATTATACTGCGATTACGCAAGCGGGGCAGAACCGACTCGCCCAGTTCGCGTCATTGGTGTAGACGTTCCCAGACGGGGTCACGCACCAGGTGTCGTACGCACTGCCTCGGTACGCACTACGCGTCCAGTACCAGTACATTTCCCCTTCTGGAGTAATTTTTACTCTTTTCTTTTCGTTCTCAAAAAATACATATCCGCCTTTCACTTCTTCAACAGACGGCAAGAAAAACGTGTCTATAGTTTCTTTTCCTTTTGGTCCATTATATTTATATACTTTGCAGAGCAATTCACGAAATTCCGACTCAAATCTGTTAATAAATTCCTCACCGTTAATATATTTTCTGATGTCCGAAGTTTCCCATTCATTTCCTCCATTTTCGCTAAATGGCATCGGGTCAAAAATAAGATCCCGAACTGCAAGTGTCACACTGTGCTTTTTATTTTTATCTACAAGCTTTTCCTTGTCATAATCTAAGACATCAAAAAACACCGTTCCGAAGTCTTCCACCTGGACTTCCATAGATGCATTCTCACCAAAAAATTCTCTGGCTTTTCCCATTTTTAAATAATTTTTAAATTCTTCCCATGTACTTATAGTTTCTTCTGTGTGCGTTCTTTTAAATATGCCTGTCATACTTATTCTCCCTTCTCATGCATCCCGCAACTAGATATCGGTTTGTATATATATCCGCTTCCGCTGGCTCTTTTTATTTTTCGTGGTTCTAGGTAGACCATATTTCCGCCGTTATGGCATATACCCCATTTGACCCCGTCTCTTTTGCCGGGCTGTGGTTTGCACATTGGACATTCCGGGCATTTTATATACTCTTTCATCTCTCTACTCTCTTCATGAAATCATACAGCACCTTGTTTCGCCAAAACGTAAGGCTCCTTGTGTCTTCACTTTCCTTGTACGGTTCCGGCAGTGGCATCCAGGCATTCACAAATAGGCCAATTGATGCATAGCTTTCGTCCTCATCCCCTGGATAAAATGCTCCTGATCCATCTTCGTCTTTCTCGTATCTTCCAATGTCTGCCATTGTAAAATTTTCAAAGGATAATAATATATACTCCCCTGGTTCTGGCAATTTTTCCGCTATTGGTATCCATTCAGAAATTTTAGGCTGCTCCTCAATCATCTTAATTGCATTTGTGCCTACAAGTAATCTCTTTTCACAGTCCTTAATGAGTCTTTTTTCGTCAATCATCTCTTTCTTCTCCTATTCAACCGTTCTGCATATTGTTTTAATAAAATATCACAATCTACAGAACAACCTTCCTGGCAAAATTTTTCTACTTCTTTGTCAGTTAATTGATATTCTCTCTGCTTGTCCTCAAATAGAATTGGACATAAACCCGTCATGTTTTCATTCCCTTTCCCCCCCCCCGGCAATGCCGGGGAATCAATGGCATATAGCTCCGTGTTCGCACATGGAGTGGTTAACAAGTTGCTATGTAAGTATAAAAATCCTCTAAAGAGGCGTGTCCAGCTTATTTCAAGATAACATTATCTATATTTCCGATAACAATCGTTGACTTACCTGTTACGTCAGTCTTAACTTCGAAATCAGCTCGTTTATTATATGTTTCCATCGGAATTTGGATTTCAATTCCACTGTCAGTTATTAAAACCTGTCTTTCTAACTTTTTTACAGTGTTCTCATTGACAACGGTGAAATCATCGTACTGCAGGTCATACTGTTCTACCTTTTCATCGAATTCTGCTTTCTTTTCCGGGCTTTTTCCAAAGAGTGTATTACCGATTTCCTCGACATTAAAAGTTTTACGCTCTATGTATTCCTTTTGTAATGCACTTCTCGTATCCATCTTTGTTTTCAAATCTCTACCATCATATTTGTTTGAAATATTATTGATGATATGTGTCAAAATATTCAATTTCTTTTTGGGTGAAAAACTTGTATGGCAGACAAGAAAATTTTCAGACAAATAATAAACTCTCTCGCCATTTACCTCGTATCTTTTTTCTAACAGCTTTATGCTGTAGTCAGACAAATTAATAATTGCCGCTTCTGGTACCCTTGAAGTTGCCGAAATGAGTGAGCGACCTCTCAAGAGTCCCACATATGTATAATCACCTTTGCAAATGCTATCATGATTATAATTTCTCTTGTAATTCATCTTTAGCAATGCAAGATAAATAGTTCCTTCTATCTGGAAAGTTACAAATAATAAATCCGCTGCCGGAATATCAAGCCCCTCCCCCATAGCAACATAAAGTTTATTTGCAATCGTCTGACTCGTTTCAATGAAAGACGCATCGTTTGATTCATCCCACGATTCCAAGATAGCGTAGATCGGAGAAAATTCCGAATCAAATACGCAATTCTTTGTATCATCGCTGGAAACAATCTTGTAAATATGATTGCGAATAAAATCATGCATCTCTGGACCTGGATTCAATAATGCACTCGACAGAATACAGTCTCCACGGTCAGTATCCAAGATATGTAAAATAGCTTTTCTTATCACGATATCATCTCTTGTTATCATAAGCTCCCCTTTCTGATAGCCAGCGTCAAACATGACGACCAGCAAGTCTTTGCTCTAATTCTACAAAATCATAGTCTCGCTGTTCAAAATTATGAAATCCATTTCTATTTTCCTGATTAACAGACTGCTTCTGATTTTGATTGTTATTACGTTCCCAGGTTCGTACACTGGCTTTCCAATCTTTCATTTTGTTTCGGCCAACCATCCAGCCTTTACTGCTGTAGAATGCAACGAATTTCTCTGGGTCTACAGTATTGCCGCGCTCTTGACAGTATTCCCGAACCTGATCAACAGTTGGCGGTACAAATCGTTTTGATTTTTGTGATATACCTTCAGGTATATCCTTTTTAGTCTTTGTCTCTGTCTTATATCTTATTATGTCAGCCGTTTGTACTTCTTCTGTACTTCCTTTGTACTGCGTTTGTACTGCGTTTGTACCTGCTTTCGTATTGTACAAAATACTGTACTTTGTAGATTGTCCTCTTTTTTTTGAAGTGACAAAATCTATCAGTTCATACTGCTTCAGCTCATTTCTAGCATTGATCAAAGCTTTTTCCCCGATATTCATCAAACCGCAAAGGCTATTGTTTGTGCGAAAGAACCATTCGTCCCAGAAACATCTGTTATTAATCATCAGCAGCGTATGAAATAATAACTGTGCGTTTCCTGAAACCCGGTGTCCCTCACAAAAAACAAAAAACTCCTTTAGCATATCCAAATATGTCATAAGCTTCCTTTCTTCTGCCCTCTTTAGGACGCAATATTTAATTTTTAGATGTGTTCATGAGGCCGAAATGCTTCAGCGTGCATCTCAGCCTCTCTTTCAATGATTTCATTGTATCGTTCAATATGTTCATCCGGAGTAATAGCACCTTCCATCAGTTCGTCTTCTAACTTGGAAAGCTCCGTCTGAATATATTTGTCAAACTCCTGACGGCTTATCTCGCCGTCTATAAATTTCTTATGTAATATTCTTAGTTCGTGATTCATTGCTCATCCGTTCCTTCGTCCGCTGCATAACTCTCTTCGTATGTTCCGCAATCTCCTTGCACTTTTCTTTATATCTGCCATAAGCATCTTTCTTTTTACAAGGCTGTCCTCCAGCACAACGGTCTCTCTCCATACAGATCTCACAAGGATCCCTCATTATTTATACCTCCTTATACTCTGGCACTCTCATCCATGCAACGTTTTCTTTTGCACCCATCATTCTTTGACTGCTAGTAGCTATTGTATGGATGTCCCCTTTTTTATCGATGACAGCAATTCTCCAGATATTCTCGTCCGAAGTTCGGAATCCCTCATATGTTTTTATATTGCCGTCAAAAAAAATATCTATTGCTACCAACACAGGCACAAATGGGAACGGGACAATATTATCCGAAATCTTGTACCACTGTCCCGGTATACCATCAATCTCCGTCAAAGGATTTATTACAGAATCTCCTGTAATTTCTACAGTTCTTTCTTTTATCTCTTCTCTTTGTTCCTTCTGTTCTTGAATTGGTTCTTCCTGTTCAACCTCATCTGGTTCTCGAACTCCCCATGCGTATTCCTTTTTCGCATTCAATGCTGTATCAGTTTTTTCTTTTATGTCATCAACCTCTGTTTTGACACTATCAACAGATTCTTTGATAATGCTCGCCTGTTTATCTTCTGGTTGTTGTATCATGGTAAATGTCGGTGCCTGTACCTCTGCCTTTTCCTCCTGATCCGGTGCCGGAATAGCCATCTCAATTTGACCTGGTATATTCTTTTCTTCCCACTGCTGCTTAATCTCTTTGACATCCTTCAATGACAGCTTGTCGTTTTCATAGTATCTGCGGACCGCTTTCACCTGCAGCTTAGTATCCAGTCCGGCAAGTTCATAAGCGACCGAAAAAGGTATCTTACCGCTTCTTAAAGATGTTTTCAGAATCTCAATAAGATTGTTATTAATACTCTCAATCTGTGCCACTTTAGTCCTAGATAAACCCAAAAAGCTGGCAACTATATCCCGGATTCTTCCAGACTGCAGATCATATCCGGGGACTTCAGTTCCTTCTTCCCTTAATCTGCGAAAAGTCTCTGTTGCTTCCTTAACCTCCATCATGAGGTCTGCATTGTTCTTTTCTCGGTAAGAGTTCGTTGCCATCAGTTCCAGTTTTTCCATGTTTGCAGAGACCGGACAGCAAACCTTACAGGTAACAATCTCATACTCTTTATACCCTTCCTCAACAAGCTGGTTTAAAGCTAACCAGCGTCGTTCTCCGGAAAGGATTCTATAGTCGCCCTCCTCACAAGGGTCGTAAATCACCTCAAGGTTTTGTCTCAAGCCTACGGCCTGAATGTTCGATGCTAGTTCTTCAATGTTATACAGGTTGTACCGATTTTCTTTGTTTCGATACATCCGCTTTATAGAAATATCTTCTGTCCGGAAGTGAGCAGACGGAATCTTCGTTGCTTCCGCCTTTGTCTGTGCATTTAACATATCTGCTATCGAAAAGCTCCCCATCTGCCTCACCCTACCTCTCTTACAATCTCTTCAACAATTTTTCTATAGCTGGCTGTTACGTCTGCTTTCTTTGCGTGTTCTGGCAATGGCAGCTTCTTTAATGTTGCCTGCTCTATCACTGTAGACTGTTTGATATTTGTAGAAAAATAGCCTAATCCGCTTCTCTGCTTTACCCAGGTCTCCATTCCCTTAAAAGCAAGTGTATTTCGTGCCATATTAAGGAGGATCTTTACTTCTACGTTGTGGTTATATGTCCGAATAGTAGCAAGCTGCTTATTTAAATTTTCAAGCGCGCTTACTTCAAAGCCGCCAGGTTTAACTGGGGCTATAAGTAAATCTGTTGTCACAAGGATATTAATAATTACAACATCCAGCAAACGTCCGCAATCGCAAATGCAGTAGTCATAATCCTCAAATATTTCTTCTAATGCCGTCTTAAAACGAAAGATTTGTCCTGAATCATTGACGTTTGACAGGTTGGTAGCTGTACATGTTAAGTATCCATTTGCCGGAATAATATCAACATTGGAATATTTCGTATGCCGGATAACATCCCTAGTCGAATACCTCCCACCTGCTGTAATATGATTTTCTAAAAGATTTGTAAGCCCTTGCTCGTCTTCAATCCCAAAACTCGTTGAAGAATCTCCCTGTGGATCCGCATCAACTAAGAGGACTCTTGCCCCCATTTCCTGCCCTAATATGTATGTCAGTGCGTTGGAAGTTGTTGTTTTTCCCACGCCGCCTTTCGGGGTCATTACCGCAATCACTTTCATCATTCTGCCCCCTCCTTTGCCAGTTTGTTATCATCAAACCATTTAATTCCTTTTTTGTTCCAGCGCACTACCGGCACCAGGACAGTTGATCTGCTTGTTTCTAAAACTTCTTTTCCTTTTGCATCCATGCGGACAGCAAAATCCGCACGACATTTTAAGCTGTGTATCATTTTCTCCTCCAGTTTTTTTTCTCTTTTTTACCAAAAATTGCTTCATATTCAGTTAACCGCCTACCATCCCGAAGAATAAATACTTGATAAAAATATTTATCTTCTTCAGAATTTTGCGATGGTGAAACATACAATTTATAAAGCCTGTCCCCTCGCTGGATCTCGCCCACATAGGATATATCCTTCCTGTGCAGCGTATCATCAACGGAATGGGCCTTCATTAATTTTTCTGTTAGATCTTTTCCCAAAATCATCACCCCAAATACTTGCAATTTCATTCGACATAAGATAAAATAAAAATGTCATTTATTTGGAATGATGATTTTTGTTGGAGAGACGGTTGTTTTGAGATTTGCCTAAACCGTCTCTTTCATTTTGTTCAAATATTCAAGGCATTCCTGATACATCTCTTCAGTTCTTTTCTCACTAGACATTTTGCGGAAAAAGAATGTTCTATCCCATTCCTTGCTCTTTTTTATTTCTCCACGCATAACAAATACTTCTATGCCAAAATTATTGCAGGTAAAACTTACGTAATTTCCGGCCGCCTGCACTTCTGATATTTCTTGGATCAGATTCATTATTTGTTCGTTATTCATTTTCTTCCTCCTATAGTTGTCTGTAATTTTTTCAGTGTCTTTAAACATTTTAGATACATACATTTGTAATCTCTTCTTTCTGGATCGAGAATAAATGTCTTTTCATATGTAGTCTTGTTTTTGTGCAAACAAATTCTTACGGATGCTCCGATTTCGCAATAAAACATTGTTGCTGTACCGCCCATCCTGTGCAGTTTTCTTATTTCACGCATCAAGGTGATTAAATCTTCTTCCGGCATTTCTACTGTTAAATTGTTTTCCATGTTTTACCTCCTAGTTATAAACCTAAATCTACACATTCAACCTGTGAAAGCTTCGTGCCATTTATGTAGTATATTTTCTTTTTACCTTTACCTGATAGCACCTGCCCCCATGAATACTTTCCTTCTTCAATCGCAGTTCCCAAAGTTTCTTTAGACATTCCCATGATTCTTGCTGCTTGGGTCAGCGTTAAACGCTTAACTTTTGCTCTTGAAATACAAGCCTTTACAGCGTTTTCTTCGGCTGTAAAATAATCTTCTGGAAGCTTCAATGCTACTGCAATTTCTTCCTGACGTTGTGGTGTTGGGATGTTTCTGTCAGACAGGTATTGACTGATAGAACTGCGCCCTATTTTTGTCAGCCGAGATAAATCTGATTGAGATATGTTTTGTTCTTTCATAACCTCTCTTAACTTTTCTGCAAATGTCACCGTGTTCACCTCCTCCCACATCCATGCTTTTGTTAAAAATTATTCTGTAACGTCCCAATCTTCCGACACAAGTTGTTTTCCAGTTGGTTGCCATCCTGTTTTGGGATAGCTTCCATCTCTCAACATCAATGTACACATATCCGTTTTTTCTAATCGTATCTTTACTGCTGGAATAGCTTTCATAAAGATGCATTTACCTTCCTTCATTGCAATTTCTGCCGCTTCTTTAATATTCACTTTACTACCTCTCATATTTTTATTGACATTTTATTCCATTTCTTCTATTATATTACCACAGGACATTCTATATCTAAGTATTGAAGAAAGGAGGATTTTGTATGGATATATCAACTGTTGTTAATATTGTTCTTTGTATTTTGTCTTTTATATTGGCATTAATATCAATTGTCACTGTTGTCATTACATTACGTCAAAATCATACAATGATAGAAAATGCTACACGGCCATACATTTGTGTCTATGGCGAATCTATTAACACCGGAACATCAACGTTTTATCTGGTTATAAAAAACTTTGGATGCTCTCCAGCTACTATAACTAAGTTTTCTTATGAACCAGATTTATCCAAATGTTATGGCATTCCTAATGTTTCACGTAATTTTTTAGCCGACATTTCAAAATGTACATTGGCACCTGGACAGTCTAAAATATGTAGACTTGACTACAACGACACTCCTGACAATGTATCCTTTGATATTGAGTACTTTTCTGGAAAGAAAAAATATCAGGAACATTTCACAACTAACTTAAAAGCTGCTTCCGCTATGCTGACAGCTAAGACTGCCACAAAAGATACAGAACTCAAAACTATCTCATTCACTTTACAAGAAATGCTTCAAAAGAGTCTCTAAGACATCTTTTGAACTTTACTAAATTCACCTATAACATCTTTTGTATTTTCCAATACAATATTGGCTTCATCATAGGTGAGATTTTCCTCGGAGAACTTGTTCACGATATATCGAACAAGTTCTTCCGTCTTCGTTGCTGTTAAAACTGTTCCGTTATTCATCTGAATATTTTGAAAATTCATTTCTATTTACCTCCTTACCCTGCTTTCTTCTCGAAATACTCCCATAAAATTTGTAATATTAATGCATTCTTTGAAATTCCATTTTCACTGGCACATAATATCAATTTTGTGTTTAGATCCATCGGAATCCGTAATCCGGCACGAACTCTATTCATAATTATCTCCTTTCTTTTGGTGTTGTCACTTTGATTTCATTTTGAATTATAAAGTGTTGTCACTCTGTTGTCAATATGTTTTTTGAAATCTTTTTGATGCTATAATGTTGTCATCAAGACAACACTATAAAGGAGGCTTTTAGTTATGCCGTCACAATTACCACAATTTACCATTCGTATTTCACCAGAATTGCTAAAAAAACTTCGGTACATAGCAGAATACAATGCCCGTTCTGCTAACAGAGAAGTGGAAATGCTAATCCGGCAGCATGTCCAATCTTTTGAAGACAAGCATGGTGAAATTAATTTTTCGGAGTAATCCAATCATTTAAAATGATTAGCACTAATTCATTAAAACTCATCCCTTTGCGATCCGCTTCCTTCTGGATTCGTTCTTTTAATTCTGGAGAAAGGCGGATCGTTGTCTGTTCTTTTGGATTATTTTCTTTCTTCATATGTAAGTTTCATCTCCTATCCTGCTTTCTCATCTCTGCATAACATTCCAACCGTATCAACTACGCCAAGAATATAAATTTTTTGTTCATCAGGAACATACTGGATGTAATCTGTTACCTTTTTAATTATTTCTTTTTCTTTGTCAGTTAACTTAGTTTTCTTCGACATTTGTATTCCTCCTTTCTTTTTACATCTTATCATATTTGGTTTTGCTAATCAACAAAAAAATTAACTAAGTAAATTAGTCAAGTCTTTTTTTAACTCAGTTAATTTTTTTGTTGATTAGCAAAACCAAATATGATAAGATGTAAAAAGAAAGAGAGGTGAATACTTTTGACAACTTCAGAGAGAATATCCGTCTTAATAGATGAACTGCAGATTTCAAAAAGTGATTTTGCGAGTGCCATAAACGTAACTCCGGCATACGTCTCTAAAATTATTAATAAAGGAGCGATCCCAAGCGAACGAGTTTTGGAAAAAATATGCAAAGAGTTTAAAGTTAGAGAATCCTGGTTAAATAATGGCGAGGGTGAAATATTTATAGAACTTACAAAGGACCAAGAAATTGCTGATTTTCTAGGAGATTTAATTTCGGATGAAACTGTGGATTTTAAAAAGAGATTAATTTCTGGTCTTGCGAAATTAAATCAAGAACAATGGAGTCAATTAGAAATTATCATGGATACCCTGATAGAAAACATTAAAAAATAAAGCCGAAGCCGAGGATTAATCCTCGGCTCCTACTATTTTCTTCACTATTCTATATATTAATTCTAATTTTCGATAGTCTGCTCGATCTAAAAGTTTGATAATTTTTTCTTTCATGATATGTACTCTCCTTCCGGGTAATATATTTCAATCAATTATTTCTTTCGTCATTTTACTCCTTTCGTTCTTTTCGTAATATGGTTCATTTTCCGATACATCATAAAAATATTTTATCATATTTTTTCTAGTTTGTGTTGTAACGTCCGAACACCCGGACGCTTTTTTCATTTGTATGGAGATTCAAACAAGTCTGTTATCTTTACCTCTAATTTTTCCGCAATCGCTTCTAAATCTTTTAATCGAGGACTTGTTTTTTCTGCTGCAATGTCATGTAGCGTTGAACGTTTAATACCAGTTAAAATTGCTAATCTACGATATGATATTCCTTTTTTATGCATAATTTATTTTAAAAGCACCCTCACTATTTTTTCTCCTCTCAATCTTTGTGAAGTTTAGTTTCTGCTTTTGTTTAACAATTTATGCAATTAAGAACATTTGTTTGTTTTCTTGCTACAATTATACTATTAGAACATTTGTACGTCAATCAGTAACTTTTTCCTGTATTAATAGTATGATAGAATTAGAAAATAAACTATTTCCTCCTTTCGAAAAACAGTGTATCAAACAAAAATAAAAAAGAATTTTTGTAAGAAAACTTCAAAACACATCCCCGTTACCACCCGTTCCCCTTTTTGCTTATAAAAAAGTGTGTGTTTTCAGATGTGGTATACTGATTCGTTTTGAACATTCTAATATAATATGCATAGATCTTTTTTGAAATGGTCTCTCTGATTTGAAAAAAAATCTATATAATAAGTATGATAGATTCTTAAATCAAATAATTTTTCTGTAGAAGTTTTTGTGTGTCAGACTCTGACATAATAATTCGCTTTTTCTCGATATATCTATTTCTTTTTATTGTCGAACTCTGTATAATAGGATTAAAAATATTTTTAAGTATCTGGAGGAGGAAATATGGCACTTATTAAATGTGAAGAATGTGGAAAAGAAATATCTGATAGAGCTGATGCCTGTCCGCATTGTGGCTGCCCGATAACCCATATTAGTGAACCTGTAACCCGTAATAATTTTGCTACTGTCTGTCTGTTTATTTCGCACTTATTAGGATTTGCATATACATTGTTTTGTCTCATCTACTGGGCAAGTGCTGGCAGTGGAATGTCCGGATTTGAAAAACTAGGAGCCGACATTGCAACAGTTATGATGATTCCTCATGTGGTCCTGGTTGTTCTTGCAACGGTATTTAATACTTTTGCTCTTTTTAGCTACCACCGTTGCTTTTCACTGACAGCAGCTATTCTTTATTGCGGCTCAATATTGTTTATGCCTTTATATTTTTATTTTGTAATCATACAGGCTATTTTATGCTTCATCTCATTTTTTCTTATGCAGTCAAAAGGTAAGGTTTCTATAAAAGTTAAAGGACTTATAAGCACTGTATCTGTTTTATGTGCGATGATCAGTGTAATTATTATGTTTTCTAATATAGGCAATGTTGAAGATAATAAAAAAGCTGAAGTTTCCAGCACAGAAAGTACAACAGAACAGACTGCTGCAACAACAGAAGCATCTACAGAAAACTCTCTGTTAATAAATCAACCTCAAACTTCAACTACGGAGACGCTCGTCCCACGAGAATATCAATCTGCATTAAATCAGGCACAGTCTTATAGCAATACTATGCATATGTCAGAAGCTGCTATATACGATCAGTTAATTTCTGAATATGGTGGACAGTTCAATTCTGATGCCGCACAATATGCAATTGAGAACGTGAACGCGGACTATTATTATAACGCCTTGGAATCTGCAAAAAGTTATTCTGAAACAATGGATATGTCCTCTGATGCTATTTATGATCAGTTGATTTCTGATTACGGCGGAAAGTTTACAGAAGATCAGGCAAGTTATGCTGTACAGCATTTATATGATTGATATATCATCAGCAAATTAAGATCACATCAAATTCAAATGATGTGGTCTTTTTATGTTATAATATAATCTTAAGGAGGTAACTACTAAAACAAAATTAACACAAGGAGGAATAATCAATGGCAGAAGGAGTTCGTAAAAGGGGAAAAAGCTGGTCTTATTATTTTGATACAGCTAAAATTAATGGGGAGCGTAATAAGATTGAAAAAGGAGGATTCCGCACCCAGAAAGAGGCTATCGCCGCACGAGCTGCAGCTATTGCGGAATACAATAATACCGGTAGAACATTTTCAGCATCAGAAATAAGTGTTGCCGATTATCTTGATTATTGGCTGGAAACTGTAATTAAGAAAAATATCGATCATGGATATAGCTATAATACTTATACGGATTATGAGTCGAAAATCAGAATTCATTTAAAACCAGCCTTTGGCATTTATAAATTAAGCAGTTTTCAATATGCTCCAGACAAAGTCCAAGAATGGGTTGATAACATGAAATTAAATGGTTATTCTAAAAGCATGGTTAAAAACACTCTTACTTGTCTCTCTGGTGCTATGAATTATGCCATACTTCCGTTAAAATATATCCAAGCTAATCCTTGTGTTCCTGTAAAGGTAGGAAAAATGCCTGTTGATAGACACGCAAAAGAGTATTCCGAATACGTTTGTCCTAAAGAAGAATTTGAACGTATTCTTGAGCGTTTTCCTGAAGGAAAAAGTAACTTCTACCTTTCGCTGATCACACCATACTGTATCGGCACAAGAATCTCAGAAACATTTGCGATAGATCTGTATGATGATGTTGATTTTGAGAATCATACCGTTACTATAAACAATCAATTTCTAAAAATGAACAGAACATGGTTCCTAAAGCCTCCTAAATATGATTCTTATCGTACAATTAAAATGGGAGTTACTCTTGAAAAAGCATTAAAACAAGCTATAAAACAAAGAAAAATAAATCAGATAAAGTATGGACCAGACTATTTAAAAACCTATTTAATGCCTGATAGTTCTATTGTTCAAATGCGTTCAGAAATTCCTTTTCCTTACAAAGAGATTCATCCGTTATGCGTTAAGGAAAATGGAGAATTACTAACGCCAGAATCATTTAAGTACTGTTCAAGAGTTATTCATCATGAATTAGGCAACCCCCTTTTCCATAGTCACTGTCTGCGGCATACACATGGAACAATACTAGCAGAAAATGGAGTTAATCCTAAAACCGTCATGGAAAGATTAGGGCACAAGGACATCTCAACAACATTACAAACATACACATTTAATACAGATATAATGCAGACAGATGCTGTAACTATTTTCGAAAATACATTATAGAAAAAAGGATTGACGCTGTTTAAAGTGTTCAATCCTTTTTCTTGCTTTTTATAAGTTTTTAATTTTGTGGGTGGCAAATAGGTGGCAAATACTGCTTTTCCATGAAATTTATATCCTAAAAACCGCTTATTTTCGTGATAATAAAACAACTGTTTCCACGTGCACCGTTTGTTGCTTATGTTCAAGCAAAGTTTTCAATAGCTTTTCAAAGACTCATTTACTAGCTAAAATACTACTTTTTTCAACTTGTTTAACATTTTAGTTTCTATAAGTATTATCTAGCCGTATTGACTCGGTGGCAAATGGGTGGCATTGCCACCTTTGAACTGCTTTCTTTACTTCAAATAGTTTATTTACACTTAATAAGTGTACCTCGTTTTAATAAATTAAGCAACTTTGTATTTTGTGCGGCAGTACCGATATAATTTTTAATCCCGTTTAAGGTTGCAATCCTTTTGCGGTTACTCTTCGAAGGATTGATACTTAACGATTTCAATGCGTCAACAATCGAACTAGATTTTCCCTTATAGCGTGGATAATATGTAATCTTTTTCTTGATAGGTTTCTTTACATTCTCTTCAACCTTTTTTGCAACTGGTTCTTTGTATAGTACGTTTAGGTCAAAGTTACCAGAATTGCCACTTGAGATTATTTTGGGAAATCTCCCTCTCGAAGTGTACTGCCATGCAATGTTGGCTGCGACAGGTTTTTTCTCCTGGTTCGGATTTGTTGCAATCTGCATCCGTTTATCTCCTTGATAATAGCGAGCAATCCACCAATTCTGACACTTAATCTGTTTCCGGTCAATATGTTCGTTGTAGTAACTCATTCCTGTGTAAACACCAAATTTGTAACCACGAGATTCTACTACCGCCTGTGCTGCATTAATGATTTCAGCAATTTTCGCCTTGCTTAATGATGCCTGCATCTTATCTTCTAGGTCAAACCACACACCATAGACAAAATGTGTTTTGTCAATTTTATCTAAGATATCACAGACTAGCTCCATGTCACTTTTAGCTTTTGTGGCTGTTGTAGCATAGGAATAATTATATACTCCCCAGGCAATCTCATTTTCATTGCAAGCCTGATAGTTTCTGTTGAAACCGTTGTCAATTTTTAAATCCTTACGAATGATCTTTAAGATAGCCCCCTGGCATCCGTATGCCTTTGCCTTCTCCCAGTTTACTGTGCCATTGTATGATGACACATCAATTAATTTTTTCATTATTACTCCTCCTTGCACTCTGGTAAGCCGGCAACACTGGTTAATACACTTACAATTCCGGCAAGTGCCGCTGTGCCAATCACTGTTGTCCAATCGACAGCGTTAATGGATACTGCCGCCGGAATCAAGGCAACTGCGGTCTGTGCAGCCGTTTTTACTGCTCTTACTCCTGCACATTTTAACCATTTTTTTGTTTTTACATTAATATTCATCATAATTAATCCTCCTGATCGTGTGCCTGTTTATTAATATGTTTCTCGATTTTGTCAATCGCTTCTGTGACAGGACCGTTACACCCCTGCTCTTTTAGTCCTTTTAAACAAGCAAGAATGCCATAGGTCAGCAGACACTGCTCACCTTTCATTTTCTCAATTTCTTCATCCTGTTTATTTTGCTTTAAATACCAGCGGTACGCGCTAAATGCAGCTCCAACGATTGCCGTTGTCGCTCCGAGCAGTGCCCCGGCGGTAATGATTGTATTTGCATCTATGTACACAGCCATCTTCCTCATTTCACCACAATTATTCCCTTGTACTTTGTGTTTGTACATTTCTTTGCATTCTCCTTTTCGACTGTCGTTGTGTTCTTATGGCCGTCAGAAAACCGCCAGATTTTACCCGATTTTAGATCTCTCAGCAAGACAACCGTATGAATCGGATTTCCTTCTTCAAACAGGATCATATAGCCTTTCTTTAATTTTGCCTTTAATTGTTCGGTCGTCAAAGACTTGTGATAGGCTGCCGGCTTCCCTGGGCAGATCATATTGATTCCCCTCGCAATTTCCGTAAGCGGATACTTTGCGCCGCATTTCAATTTCCTTCGGGCATACTGTAGCACCTGCTGCATATTTTTCTTGATGCCTTTGTATCGCAGTGCCATATAGAAACCAACTAAGCTACAACCATGTTTTCTAATAAAATCGCTTTTGAAATTGTATTGCGATGGCACCGGAATCTGTCTTCCGTTATCCAAATAAATACGATACGGATATTTCTTTTTTGTTTTCTTGTTTTTGTTTGCTTTTACTCTCATTTTAACCACCTCCTAGAGAGCGAAAAAATACACCACAAAGACAATTATCTCTGTGGTGTATAAATAAAAATATGATATTATTAATTTATAACCTTTCACTTGGGTTATTATTTTTTCATAATTTTTAAAAGCAGCTCCGAAAGGGGCTGTTTTCCTTTATACGATATATTTTTTAGATTTTTAGAAGAAATTGACCTAGTTTTGTGAAAATAAAGCACACATATATCTGTGCATTAAATACACTTATATATGTGTGCTTTTATTTCATTGCTATATCTGTGATTTCTTTACACTGCTATATTTGTTCCTTTTTTTCACTCATATATCTGTGATTTATTTTCGCTGCTATATCTGTGATTTTAAATCACACAAGTCAGTCCTATCCTTTCTTTTCCCTTCTCCATAATATTGATCCCAACAAAAAAATGCTTCGCATTTATTCAAAGAGTTTTAGTTTTTCTTTTTCTCTTTTGAAATCCAGTTTGCGTATAACTTATTATACAATATAACTGCTATACAACAAATTTATGATGATTAAATTTCACTGCTTCTTGCGATACCTTCGCATAGATCATTGTCGTGTCGAGTTTTTCATGTCCAAGTATCTTTTGTACTTCTGTAACATTCATTCCCCGATCAATGGCATCTGTTGCTGTTGTGTGCCTTATCAAGTGAGGATACAGATTTCTACCTATTCCAGACCGTTCTCCTAATTTATGAAGAATCTGTTCAATTTGTCCTTTAGTAGCACCTCGGTATGGTCTTCTGACGGTTACTATAACACTATCACATCTGTCTTTACGAGTAAGCCAATATTTTTTTAAATATACTTCTGCTTTGGCGTTCAAATATGAAACCCTGTGTTTGCTGCCTTTTCCAAATAAGTGAACTTCTTTCGTTTGAAAATCAATGTCGCTCTTCTTTAAATGAACCATTTCAGAAACACGACATCCCGTACTATAAAACAATTCTATCAAGGCTCTCTCTCTGTAATCCGCACAAGCATCTCTAACTAATTCTAATTCAATCCCACTTAAAGGCTCGCGTGGCTTAACTTCAAACTTAATAGGGTTTATTCTAGCTGCCGGATTTCTGTCCAAATACTCCTCTTTCACACACCAGTCAAAAAATGTATGTACAATCAATCTTTTTCCATCAATTGTCCTATTTGTATTTCCTTTTTGACTCATTGCATATAAATAAATGCGAATATCGTTTGTTGTAACCAACTGTATTGGTTTATTTACACATTGAAAAAATTCATCGAGATTACATTTATATGTTCGAAGTGTTTCCAAACTTAATCCTTCTATCTTTTTTGAAACAAGATAGACTTTATAGCATTCCGGAACCGTATTGTCATATGTAACGATCTCTGTTGATTTTTTCTCAATGTTATACTCTGCCGAAAACATCTCTAACTCCATCAAGACGGTTTTCATTTGTTCTGGTGATAACTTGCCATCCAACTTTGTCATAAATTCATTTGCGAAATTGTCCATAAAACTCCTCCTTTGTCTTTGCAAAGGTCTGAGATTATGCTATACTAACCCAGTACCTTTGTGGTGCTAGAGTCGAACCTTGGTGTAATTTTGGCGGTTCGGCTCTTTTTTTGTTTCTTACTGTTAGTATGACATTTTTCTTTTTTCAAGAATTTTTATACGCAACTTTTTTCGTATCAAAAAAATATCGCAAATCAATTTATAGTCGGTATTCTGACTATAGCTTTTACAGTATACTGACTAAAACATATATTTTTACAGTATATTGACTAAAAATCAGATACTGATGGTATTTGGAAACCTCCCCTCTTATAGAATATAACATGGTTCATAGTGCAAATACCTCTGAATTCCACTAAAAAACATGCATTTTCTATAGGGAAACCTACCTCAAGACTGGTTTTCCCTATCCCGAAACCTTCTGAGGTACCTTTTAGCTTAATCCATATTTTTATAACTATTTTTCACTTTTAGCATACATGGCCGCAGGCGTTAAGCCTGCGGCCAATACATCTTGCTCTTTCTAAATCACAAAATAGCGTGACTTGCTTAATGAATTAAATGGGAAGAGGAAAATTATAAAACAGTAACTATTATTCGAAACCAACTTTCAGATGAAGCGATTAATTTATTCCCTTCTAAAGATAACGATATGTTTTCAACCGATTGTATTTCTGTGAGTTTTCCAGTAAGTTCATCTCGTACCCTGCTGACAATTATTCCAAATCCTGTGTAAGAAATATTAGAACTTGTAATTTTCGAGTAAGAAACAAGCGCCATTTTATTATTAGGAATTGTAATATTTGTGCCTTTTGCAGGATCATGTATATATATTGAAGTCTTACTATTTAATTCATTAAGAGCCGGGATGATTGACTTGCTTTGAGTATTTAACTGCGAGATTACTTCAGTTGCTAATTTATTTGCAATCCAGTTCCACAGTCCGCTGAATGGGGTTCTCTTGCTTGCATTAGCTTTAGAGTCAGCGATCATAATCTCATCTGCATCTTCTGGTGTCGTTTTTGTTGTGTATTCTTTCCAATTTGCCATAATCTACTTCCTTTCTAAAATCTTTAACCAGTCAAAGTTTTTAAAGTTGCCATCCTCTCTCGCCGTTGTACAGATGTATACAGCATCATCACTCACCCATAAATCCCCTAGGTAATATGGAGGCTTTGGAGAAACTACTTCGACAGTTGTTGTAATTATATTTCCTTCTAAGTCTAAGATGGAGTTGCCGGCCGTATCGCTCAAAGCGCTCTCTTTAGTAGTAAGTGTAGAGTCTTCTGTGGTTTTACCTGGAAACCACGCTTGGATTTTTTTCTCCGTCAGTGTAGTTATATTACCTTTATTCGTCTCAATCTGCTCATGGTCTTCGGCAAACTGTTTTGCGACTTCCTGCAACTTAATCAATTCCTGTGCTGCCGCTTCGGTAAGGATTACATTCTGCTGATTTCCTTCCTCTTCAACCGCTTCTATTTGTGTTGCCCCTGCATTCTTGACTGCCATTACTTGTGTATCGCCTGCCGTGTTAATAGCACTAACCTGTTCTGTGCCTTTATCCGATACCGCCTTCTCAGATTCACTCTGCTGTGTTTCGACCGCATCTACCGCCACCTGTCCTGCTGCTTCAACATTCTCAACTTGTTTTTTGCCTGCGGCATTTACCTCGTCTGTCTTTGTAATTCCAGCATCATTAACAGCTTTTGTTTGCTTAGTTCCCTCATCTGTAACGGCTTTCGCGGATGTATCCTGCTGTGTCGTAATTGCATCAATAGCCGTTTTTCTCGCTTCCCCAACTGCTGTTTCTGCCGCAGACGTTTTCTCTGCAACATGTGTGTCAAATTCTGTCACTTGTGCATTAATATTATCCTCAGACTCCTTAGCCGCCGTTCTGCTTGTTTCGGCCGACTGAGCATAGCCCGCCGCACTATCTCGGCTAGATGCTGCTTCTTCTGCTGCTTCTTGCGTATCCTGCCGCATCTGGCTCACATCTGCCTGTGCGGCTTCAACTTCTGTCTGTGACAATTCTACCGCCGCCCGGCTCGTTTCAACCTGTTTCGCTTTATTAACCACTTCATCATGCAATTTAATATATTCTGAAGTTGCGTCTCCCGGTATGGTTAATAGTTGCCAAAATTCTGTACTTACTCCCGCTTTTGGTGCGATTCCGGAAATTTTTTTAGGGAATTCTACTTTACAAAAATATGACCCACCCTCATAATTTACCGTATCAAGATATTCATACGAAGAATCTGCATTATATTCTCCGCATGAATTTAAGGCGACATTTCCCAAATCGGTATTAACATAGTTGTTTTCCGTACTTGACATCTTTTCTCACTCCTTTTTCACAAGGCTAATCTGTATTTTAATCGGCTACCTTCTCTATGAAAGCAAACCTTATCCACATTTGGGTCTGAACACATAATCAGCCTCCCATTTACAACCTTAAACGCTGCGAAATAAACATTTCCTGTCTCGCCTTTTAACGCCTCTTCTTTTTCTTTTACATAGTTATCAATTTCTTTCTTACTTTCCGAAACCCGGCCCGATACGCTTGCAGCAGCATTTTTTGCTTGTGTTGCATAATATGCCGCATTATCTTTATCCTGATCAGGAAACTCTTTATGTCCATGTGCCCAGGCTTCAGCGACCTTTTCCGATTGTGTAGCACTATTTGCCGAATTATTTACCGCCTTGATTGCTTCTTTGAAAAGTTCTTGCTCTTCTGGGCCATCAAAAGTTTCCGGTTTTGCACGGGTTTTAACAGGGATTGTAATTTTATACCCTGTCCCTCCTGCCTGATCTGTTGTTAAATAAATGTAAGCGTACAGGTTATAACTTTCTATCGTATCTGCATTCTCAAGGCAGTTATCCGGTATAACAACGTCTGTAATATCATTTGTTGTAACTCCCACCCGGGTTGTCGATGTTTCTTCGTCCTCGATAGCAAAATGTACCTCAACTGCAGCAGGTAAATGTAACCCCTGTATTCTCAGTATCTGCCCATAATCGTATTGCCAGGCATGGCTAGCTATGACTGATGTATTGTTTCCAGCAAAAACCGCAAAAACAATATTACTATTCACTTTTTCACCTTCTTTCAATACACAATATCTACGTCAAGATAAAGTTGATTTGGTGCGATATATCGCGGAGAAAGATTATTGAATCCATAATTGATATATGAGCACTCCACATTTACCTTTATGCAAGGGGTTCTGATATCATCAAAATATAATTCGATGTCTCCAACCCCAAATGTTCCAAGCGCATAGATTCCGCTTGAGCTTGGTGCTCCTGGAGAATCAATTTTTTTTATACTTGCTGTTATCTTCATTGCACTAGAGCCGTATTTCATCCAGTAATTTAAGAATTCTGTTGATAATGTAGTTTCAGCGAACATAAATTCCACGGTCGCAGTACAGACTTCTTTGCCTCCCCCTGCGAAATCTCTGTATTTTAAATGTAGCTCACAATGCTCCGTTCTATAATGATATGGTACTGTTTCGCCTGCATCGTAGTGCTGTATGCCCTCCTTATTCATGACTGCTTTCAATTTATCGTTTTCATCATAAATTTCTAATACACCTTTATCATTTTGCGAACCGCCCAGCGCCATTGTCCCCGCTTTTATATAGCTCATATTTATATAAAGTTCGTTCCCTATCTTATAAATTCCCTTAACCGCTCCCTTATTTGTCAATAAATTAAATATCTGTTCCTGCGTTAAGGAATCTTCTGCTAATGTTTTAAGAGTTCCTTTGCCATCAACTGATACTGATGAGGCCAACTGAAATTCTCCAGTGTTTAAATTCCAGAAGTTTTTTCCTGTCCTATCGCTAAGAATTCCTAATATAAGCGTATCTGCATATCCGCCTTCAGCTGTAAATGCTGTCTTCCAATCCCAGTCTCTTCCGTCCTGGGTTCTTGTATTTGCAATCTGAAAGCCTTGTGTGCCCAGGCACATTGCACCGTATGTAGAACTTTCTTTATCTGTATCCTCAAACAAAATTGCTCTTACATCCTGTTTCTGTGCTACATTTTTCTGATATCTTAGCTGTGTATTGATTGCATTAAGTACGCCTTTTATCTTTTCTGCCATAACAGTTTTTGATTGTGAGTTTACAATGCTATTAATTGCATCAACTGCTGAAGACACCTTTTCAAAATACGTCTGTGCAGTATCTCCTAATTTCACAGATGAGACAGTGTTTTTTATACAATCCCATTCGATTTCAATTGCTCTAGCCTCTGTTGTAATATCCAGTTTTTTATGTCGGCATTTAACCGTATCTCCAAGACCAATCATTTCGATTGCTTTTACATCACTGTATTCATTCGTATCTGATATCTTAATCATATTTATCTCTATTGAAACGGCCGGCAAATCAATTCCTTCCAAAAATTGTTCTTTACACTTCTTTTTTAATGCCTTTTCTAAATCACTTTGGCTTTCACATACAATATCATTCTCGTCAGGTTCTCCTTGTATATCCTGTTTCAGTTTGACATCTTCAAACACAATTTCTTTTGTATATACTGTGGCATATTTATTAATGTTTTCGGAATCTACAAATATATTTCCGTTTATCGTTCGTCCATTATATGCCACTGGAACGATCCTGGTAACAACATCTGACATATCAACTGTATATGTAATCCCATCTATATTCTTACCATATCGTATCTCTGCTCCATAATTTCCTCCCACTCTTTCATTTATGATAATCTTATAATTATCATAAAGAATTTCTCCACCCCACCTTTGCAAAAATGTAGGCTCATCTGAACCAGAAATGGCATCGAGAAGATTTCTTCGTTCAAAATATGCCGTTGAGCTTGTTGAGATATTCGATTTTCCCTCGAAATTTGTTCCGCTAGTCATAATATCAAGAGCTTCTTGTCCATTTTTTATGGTAGGTCTTACATCTTCGAGGAAAACTTCTTTTGCAGCATCAAAAAATATCGGATATGCGACTACATCAATGCTGTAATCCTTTTTTGTCAGCTTATTCACTCGGAATAATTGCCCTTTTCCAACAAAAGTAGGTACCGACAAAATAGACTCTTCCTCTATATATTTCCATCGTCCTTCCGAATCCGTCGGATGGTTCATATTTAAGATCCAGCTTCCATTTAGTGTTGCCTGGAGCTTACACGAGTTTGGTAATAATACCATTTTTCCATTTGTCGTAGGTTTGATAGTATTTTTATCATAAATCTGAATCATTACAAACACCTCCAGTTAGGTATGATCTTCATTTCTGCTCCTACAACGGAAATCATATTTTTCCCAGGTTTTAGATACAGATCTTCATAGTCTCCATTTACGTAGGTATTCATCATTTCTCCACTTAATTCACGATATGTAATCATTCGTTCCGTATCAATCCGACAGTTTTGTCCTACATTTACATAAAATTTATTTCCGTTGACTGTCAGTGTTGCATTATTATTTCCGGATATAATATACGTCGGATGTGCTAATGCATAGTTATTTTGCAGTACATCTTCTATCTCATATTCTTTTAATCCATCTTCTCTATAGATATAACCGCTACATGTAAATATAGCGGTTATTGTTCCTATTTCTCTATTTTTTCTCTTTACATCGCTTATCTCTACCTTCTTAACTTTATAAAAATATCCTTCATCGTCTGTAAATCTCAATATTCCCAACGGACTAAGTAACCAGCTCTTTATATCTCTGTATCTTTCAGACCACTGCTGAGGTAATGTCATAAAATTAAGTTCAATCGAAATTTCTATATCTGATACCGTTCCGTCATCAATATAAAGAGAACCATCTTTTCCAGGAATCTCTATGACGGTATAGTTTTTTTTACCTGCTGGTATATCTGGACGCTGCATGACATAGCACCCAATATCTTTTGCTCTTATACCAGCATATTCCATGTCATACTCTTGCATCCTACCATCCTTTCATCTTATTCCTTGCATCTAATTTTTCTGTAAATCCCTGTTCTGATGTTTCAACAATATAATCACGAAACTCTTCATTGCCAACATACACTTTTACATAAGTGACTGGCTGCGGAACAGAAATATTACTATAATCCAAAAAGAGTGTTTTTAATGCTCTTTCCATTATATTTTCTAAATTTTCATAAAAACTATCTAATGGAAGCACTGCTTCTTTTCCAGCCTCTCCTCCTCCAAGAAAGGAGTTTCCCATTCTGCCAAATAATTGTGCTCCAGATAAAATGCCACCTTTCTTATACCAGGAAACGGATATGCTTGGTACTCCTATTGGGTCTAAAGAGAAACCTCCACTTATTGAAAAATGTGGAAGTTTTATTTTAGGTATACTAATAGATGGAAATTTTAACTTCAACGAATCAAATTTTCCCTTAATATCGGAAAGTTTATCTGCTACTGCACTTTTTGTATTGGAAAGCTTATTGCTGAACTTATTTTTAATCTCATCTAATTTCCCACCTGTCAGTTGATTAATCTTTGTATAACAAGTGTTAAATTCGTCTTTCACCCCTGTTCCATAGGCTGCTACCAGCCCTTTAATTCCGCCTCCAGCATCTTTATATGCTTGCGTCATGTCTGCAAGTTTCTTTTTAGATGCTATATTATTCTCTTCTTGCTTCTGTGCTATAATCTGTTTTATATGTTCAAATTTCTCTGAAGCTGCACTTTTCATTCCTTCTATTTTTGTTGAAAAGTCGTCTTTCATTTCTCCTATTTTAGTTCCTACTTGCTCTTTTAGATCTCCGGTTTTTTCTTTCAAATCTCCAAAGAATCCTTTTATTGCTTCTATTTTTTCGCCTACTTTTTCTTTTAGACCATTAAATTTATCTCCTATTACTTCTGTTGCATTTTTTACAGTATCTTTTACCGCCGACGTTATTTTGTCCCAATTTTCTATTACAGCAACCACCGCTACTATTGCGGCCACAATTCCTGCTACCACACCAACGACTGGTGCCGCTGCTAATAATGCTCCACCTATTGCCGGAACTACACTGGTTATTGCTGACACAATTCCTACCGCTTTCAATGCTGCCAATACCGGGGCAATCTTTCCAATTGCTGCTATCACTCCTGCTATAGCTATTATAATTGTCTGTAATGGCTTAGGAAGTTTTGAAAAGCTTTCTATTCCTGAAGCTAATGCTCCCACTGCTGGTGTCACACCAGTTATAATTCCTGCGATTGCTCCTCCCATCGGAGCCAATGCATCTTCCACTTTTCTTAATGCCGCTTTCATCTTGGTGGATGAAGTTGTTGTGTCCTCAGACATTTTCTTTGCTTTCCCGCCTACATCATCATAGGTATTTCCTACAGAGGTTAATGACTCAATAAACTCTACACCTCCGTCCTCTGCAAGAGTTCCAAAGGCAGTAGTAGCCAGATTCAATTTTTCTTGCTGATTCTTGCAGTTTTTTATATCCGACACGATAGAATCAATAACATCTTTCTGCGAAGCTCGTCCATCCTGCCAGTCTCTAAATAGCTGCTGTGTTTTCGAAGAGAAAGAACCGATAGAATCTTCTATTGTTCCATCACCTAATCTATTAGTCACCTCATTGATCGCATCATTTACTTTATCAAGATTGTAAGAGCCACCCTCACTTCCATTTTGTAGAAGTTCGAAATAATCTTTTGCAGTATAGCCTGCCTGTTTAAATTTTGGCGAATATTCTGCTATATTATCTCCTAATTCATCCGTCTTATTTAAACCATTCTGAGCTCCTGCTACAATGTAATCCATCGCTTCATCAGAAGTAAGTCCAAATTGCTTCATGAGCTGTGACACTCCTCGAATAGATTCAGACATGTCCATTTCATAAGTTTCTTCAAGTGTAATTGATTGTGATGTTATATCAGTTAATTCTGTTTCATTTAAGTCTTTGATATTATCCTTAACCGTTATTATTGCCTGAGCCACCGTGTCCATAGAATCTCCAACGCCACTTTCATAAACATTTTTTATTATTTTTGCGTTCTTGGTAGCTTCCTCGCCTGTATCCCCCAAGCGACTGTTTACTTTAGCGGCCGCATCTTCCATATTCGTAAATGAATCTACTGCTTTACTTCCTAAATCCTTAATCTTATCACTTACACCTGATAGCTTTTCTGTTGCATCAACCAAATTCCCTTCAGAAATTTTTTTCGACATTTCATCCAGTTTCTCTCCGGTTGATTCTGTTGCTTTATCTACCTTTGATAATCCTGTCTCTGCGTCTCTTGTCCCATTTTCCATCTCGGAAAGTGCCGTTGTATTATCATTAATAGACTTTTCAAGTTTGTTCATGTATGCACTTGTTTCGTTCAATGCAACTTTCAGCTTTGATACCGTTTCGGCTTGCTTATTAAATGCATTTTCAGCTTTTGCAGTTTCGGCAGAAGATTTTCCTGTTTTTTCTGTTGCATTTTGAACCTCTGATGCAAGTTCCTTTAATCTTGCAGTTTGTTTTACAAGTTCCTTCTCATAAAGTTCCGCTTTCGTCTTTTGAGCATCATACTGTTTCTGCATAACTTCAGACTTTGCAATAAGTGCCTGCTGACTCTTCTCGTTCCCGGCAAATTTTGCTGTTAAAGCGTTCATCTCGGAACCACACTCTTTTAAGCTATTATTGATAGACTTAATTGAATTATTAAATTCTTTCTCTCCTTTAATGCCTATTCGTGGGCCAATATCATACGCCATAATCTCACCTCAAATCCGGAATATAATCACCGCTATTTATTGCTATCCTGAGTTCCTGCAGTCCTTCACTTGCCAAGTATAAATCAATTAAATCACTCAATTCTCCTATCGGCATGACAAGGTACTCTTTCGCTGGTATTCCTATTTTTCTTGCATATAAATCAAGCCAGGCAGAAGTTTTTACTCCTGCCCGGCTTCTACGTTTTTTGACTTATTCTCTTTTCCTTCAACTTCCTTTTGCTCTCCTTCATTCATGCACTCTGCAATCTTATCCGCCGCAATAGCCAGATCAGAAATCCCCAGAGCAATTTCTAACGCTTCCTTAGGCAACGGAGTCCATTTTCCGTCAATTATTGGTGCATTATCTGGTGCTGGAACATCTTTTTCAAAATAATTTTTATAAGCACAGCCCTGTGATATAAGTAATTCTAATACCTCTGAGATTACCGAAATTGTCTTTTCTTCCGATCCTTCTGTATTTATATTTTTAAGAAAGTCCTTAACGCTTCCATATTTCTGTGCTATCTTTTTTGTTGCCATTAACGAAAAACTCATAGGATAAATTTTACCGACAATTTCAATGTATGTAAGTCTTTTCATAAACGCCTCCCGTTAACCTCTCGTTCCTAAAACTGCATTATTATACTTTAATGCTTCTGCTTCTGTGTCATACATTTTCTGTGGCGTAATTTTCCATGGATGATTATAGTTGTCATCTACCTGATCTGATCGTACGACAGTTCCTGAGATTTCTTTTGTCTGCCAATCCACTTCATCTCCTCTAGTTGTTGCAGCATCTGCCGGAATGGAAAAACGGATCTTTGGGAAAACAACCGGTAAATATCCTGTCTTATTATCAATCTGATGTTCCTCAATGATTCCAAATCCAAGATATGGAGCTACCTGATCATCATCATAGACAACTTCTGTTACCGTTTCCTCTCCAACTTGTCTGGTTACTGTTTTCAATCCTAAAATTTTCTTCGAAAGTTCTGGGGTAAGATCTGCTGTTTTCAGGGTTAACTTTCCTGACACAAATCTTCCTGCTGCTGTTTCCGCCACTTGGTTATCCGCATAAAGATCTTTATCTTCTGCAACATCTGCTTCAAACGAATATTCTACAGCTTTGTCCGCCGCATAAGCATCTGAGTATGTTACTGCATTTCCTACTGCTGTATAGTTTGCACAAACCGGTTTTGATAATCCTTTTATAGCCATAATATTCCTCCTTATCTCATATCTTCTTTACAGAGTTCGTCAATCTTATCTCCCATAGCCTGTACTGCTGCTTTTCTGCTTCTATTTACTGCTTTTCGAACTACAGGTGTCTTTTGCCTGAACGATGTTCCACTTTCTACCGAACGCATCAGCAAGGCATTCGGTAAACCATTTGGATATTTCTTAGACTTTGTTTTTCCATATCCGGAAAATCCAGCTTTTGTCTGAATATAATCATCTCTATTCTCAATAGGTGCCAATCCAAATGCATCTATTAAATCTGCTTTTTGTCTGTTCGTTACTCCATGAAGTTTTCTGTCCTCTGTACCTCGTCCATTATCTACAGGTATTTGCCTCAATCCGCTTTTTATACTGTCCGCAACAACTCCTGCACCTTCATATACTGCCTGTCTTACTATCTGTTCTGTATTTTTACTGAGATTCGATAATCTTAATGCATATTCATCCAGTCCCTGTACAGACATTTTAGCCATTTCAGCTTACCTCCCAAATCCATTCAAAATGTATATAACCTGTTTCTTCTTCATGTTGAACAGAATTCAAACGAAAAGATATCCCCATTGTTTCCAGTGAAACTTGAATCTTATCCACATTTTCATCCACATCTTCTTTTGTGAAATAATCAATACTCCCCTGCAGGACCTGTATATCCTTTTTATTATCTGCCACATGAGAATTCGCTTCTGTCTCTTCCTGCCAGACTATATACTTATTCTTTTTCTCGTATGCTTCGTAGTGGAATACATCATCCATCACCCGTTTCAAAGCATCTCGAACCATATAAATTTTAGAGAATTCCATAATCTTCTTTCAACCGTTCTAAAGTGATTCTTGTGATTTTAAGACCGTCATCCATCACATGTTGCACAAATGCACATTTATATTGCAGTCCGTCTTCCAGGATACATATATCCATACTTGTAATTTTTCTGTCTTCCCATATATGCACAACGTCCGACACCTGTACATTCGCCTGTAATGCTGTATAATATCTCGATATTCCGACAGTCTCAAATCCAAAGCAATGTTTGCTCTTCAACTTCAAAGCATACTTTGGTTTCATTCCTGTTTCTGCAATATTTATCACTTTATAAATTTTTAAAACACCATCATCAAATGTCATTTTTGCCTTGCTTTCTGTGATATCAACAAATTATTCATTTCCCAACGCAAGAAACGGGGCATCGCAGTCTGTGCCGATGCCCTTTTTCTGAAAAGATATGCAGCATAATCAATTTGGATACCTGCATATTCGTTCGTATCCTCTTCGCGAATCCCTTCTCTCTCCATTAGTTCTTTTGCTTTTGATAACAAAAAGTCTAAATATTCATCATTCGCTTTTGTTGTCATCTGCAGATCTTTTTTTAGCAGCATAAGTTTATACTCTTTTTCCATCCAATATACCTACCCGCTTTCTATGCTTCTCCTGCAAATTTTGGTGCTTCTGTGACAGGTGCACCTCCCACACCATATACAGCAAATGCTTCTCTTATTGCCAAATCTCCATCATAACGTGCTGTGCCTTTGAATACCGTCTGATCTTCAATAAATCTAACATGTTCTGACTGTCCGATTACCGTGCCTGCTCTCTCCGCCAAAACATAATTCTCAAAATAGCCAAAGATTATTGTATTATCCGGAATAAATTTCAGCTCTTCGATATTGCCTCCAACAATTGGCATAGTTGACTGTGCACCGCCTGCCACAATTGCAGCCGCAGAATTTACTCCAATTCCTTCAGCAATAAGTTTTGTATGTGTTTTTTTATTCATTACCCATACAATGTTTCCTGTTGCATAATCATTATCAATCACTCCCGTAGCCTTTGTGATGTCCTGGAACAGTTTTGTTCCTGTAGCGTTCGTTCCTGTAATCACATGTGAGGTACTTAAATCTTCCCATTTTCTTCCCGTCTCTGGATATCCTGCCGGAGCTTCTGCTAATAAAAGAGATGTAACAATTCCCATCGGCATTTTTACATTCTTCCCGTATAGAATCGCTTTATCTAATGCTTTTCCAATCGCTTTTCCGATTGCAGAGATTAATTCAGTTGCAAGGTTCACGTCATTATCCTCCAGGATTGCATTAGCAATTGCAAAGTATCCACTTACTTTATATCCGTCCATTTCCATGTTGTAAAAAGCAAGATCTAATTCCTTTACAGCTGAGTACATCTCATCCCAGATTGCTTCCGGGATTTCTCCCATAATGTTCTGTCGGCTTGTTCCTGACACCGGACGAACAGATACATATTTCACTAATTTACTTTCTTCTGTTGCAACCTGCTTAATAAGTGGCAATACAATATCCGGAATTGTCAATCCAGCATTTGTAATAGCTCTTTTTTCTTTGATACATGTTCTGACTTTACTGAGAAATTCTTTCACATCTTCCCTTGTCAGCATCTGATCTCTTTCTTCTCTTGTCAAACCAAAAAACTTTGTTCTCACTGTCATTCCATTTCCTTTCTTTCTTTCTGCTGGCTCATTCTTTTCTGGAGCAGGCTTAGGATCCTTCTTTTCTTCTTCTTCAAGTTCCCTCTCAATGCCTGTAATCTCTTCTTCGAGTTTTTTCTTTGTATCTTCATGCTCATCTTTATCCTGCTGAAATTTTTCCGCTTCCTCTTCTACCGCTACTCTGTCTTCCGCCGATGTATTTTCATCCATCTCATTAATAGCACTTTCAATTTCTTTTTCTCTAACTGAAAATTCTTCATCCTTCGTTCGCAGTGCATCTAAGCTTTTTTTCTTTGCATCCAGTTTACTTCTCAATAATAATTTTTTTAAAGCCATTTATTTTTCTCCTTTCAGCTTTTTTAATGTCTGTTTCTTCCACATCTCCACATTTCTTTTTTTAATATTTCCATAATCATTTTTTCTTGCACTTACTTCTGTTTCCTCATATGCAGGGAACGTGCAAATTGAAACCTCATAGAGTTTTGCTTCTTTTATCGTCCAGTGAACATCTCTTCCATTCTCTGTAAATTCTTCTGACAAAATATCAAACCCAAATGAGCATTGATCCACATCTCCTCGTTTGACACGCTCATACAGATTTACTGCATCCTGATCCGCTTGATTAATCTTGACTTCTCCCCATAATCCTTTTTCATCAACTTTTAATGTTAATGTTCCGGATTTAGTTCTTCCAAGGACAAGATGTGTATCGTGATCAATCAGACATCTGATATCATCCTGAAGTGTATTATCAAAAGCATGTACATCTACGCTTTCTGTTGCCCCTTCCCACATTTCATAATTTGAATTAAATACAGCAAAGTACCCGGATATATATTTTTCTCCATCTTCCTCACTTCTGGTCTTAAACTGAAGTGGTATGCTTCTGGCCTGTCTATTCCTCTTCACCTTCTTTACCTCCCTTCAATTTTTTCTGATCTCCAATCATTCCTTGTGGAATGTAGTTTTCTAATATCACTAACTCATCAAGACCTTCCATTGGAGAATATCCAATCGCATCTCTCACTTCATTTCCTGTCATAATGCCCCTTGTATATAAATTTGCACCTACATTAGACAATGTCGTAATATCATATGCATACAAAGATCTGACATTAAAGCGGAAATACCAATCTGGATTTATTAACAACTTCTTAGTGAGTTCCTGCTCCAAGGCATTACACAATGGACGGATTCTCGTATTGATAAAGTTGTTCCATTCTTCAGAATCAAATTCGCCAGCACCAACGACAAAGGCAGGAACATCTAAAATTGCTGCTATTGTTTTCTTATCAAGCATGACTGCATCTGATAATGCTAAGTCTGTTAACGATAGAGGTTTTACAACTTCAACATCAAATGCATCCGCCGGAATAACCCAGGGTTCGCCTGCGTCTGTATTCGCAACATAGTCATTCAAAATCTTTTTTCTTCCTTCCGGAGAAGAAAGTTCATCACTCATAGAATCCACTTTTACAATAACGGATGGTTTCCATTTACTTTCCATAAATCCTTTTTTTGTTGCTGTAGCCTGTTTCAGATTGTTAGCAATATCTTTTAGTGCTGTGCGATATCCGCAGCCTTTCCACGGATAATCCGGAGATGGGTTAATAACAAAATGTAATAATTCATCCGGCGTATATGCTTCTCCATCTATTCGAATCAGATAACCGTAGCCATCAGGTACAAAAGAAAAATGTCCTGCCGGAATCAATTGCAAATCTTTTAAATATCCCTGTGTTGTTTCCGCATAAACAACTGCATTTCCATCTCCTTCAAGCAATATTTCCCTTACCAAGGCAGAAATAAAAGTTTTCCTTGTCATAAAACGATTCGGAGTAATATCTATCTTCCTGGATAATTCATTTTTCAACCGCTTATCTCCTGCATCTGTGTTTTCCATCAGATGTATTGTCATACTGGAAATCAGATTACAGATTTTATTCACTGCTGCCACAATCTCCGGATTATCAATCAGCCTTGTATATGAACCACCGCACAATATATCAAAAGCATCTGAAGAACAAAGCCATGATATATTTTTTTTATCCGGCTCTGCTCTCACCTGTTTTTTCTTCTTTTTCCCCATGCTATCATTTCCTCTCTTATCCAAACCATTTTCCTTGTTTCTGTGATTTTTCAAGGTCAATCAACATTTGTTTACATGCAATTACATCCGCATCAAATAAATCAATTCTGTATGTCGGCTGCACCTTTTCAAATCTCACAAATTCATCGGAATCTTCAATCGCTTTCACATTTGATAAGCAATACTCAAACGCTTTATTGTGAAGATAATAAAATTCTCCTTTTTTCAGTTTCTTTTCTATTTCCCGAAAAGCTTCCGTTTTTTCAACATACCTTTGTGACTGATCTCGCATCTTAAACCCGGATTTTTTCATTTTCAACACAAATTCTCTTGAATAACGTCGGTCATATCCAACCCATTTAATGTCAAATCCTATCTTTCGCATTTGAAGAAACCACTTCAGTACATCTTCATACTCAATGACATCCGAATTGCAAAGAGTAAGCCAATCTTGTTCCTCCCACCAGAAGAACGGAATCTGGTCTTCTTCTGCTTTAAGATGTGCTGCAGTTACTGGCATAAAGCCGTGTGAAATACAAATATCTGTATTTTTGTATCTACCATGAAGCGCTGTTCCGGTAAGATCGTACATCTTTGACAAGTCTGCTCCCCCATACCATTTGATTGGCAAATGTGCCAGTTCTTCCAACGTCCAGCTAAATTGCTTATCACTTTCCTGGGCTTGAAAAATATCAAAATATGTATTAAGTGCATTTGTATAGATGTTAAGTGATTTATTTAAAAACTCGTCTCTTCCTGTTGGATCATTCTGTGCCTGAAGAGCTTCATTCAGAATATCTTTTTCTCTGATGGTTACTCCATAATTAGGATTTGCCTTTTCATGTTCAACCGGGTTTGTATAGTCGTCTGGGTTATCTGCCTGACATATAAATATAAAATATTCTTCGTCCACTTTTGTTCCCCGCATTACTTCTTTGCAATACTGAAGACGCTGGTAACAAAAAGAATTCATATCACTTCCAGCTGTTGTTATACCTATAAGCAATTTATTTACATAAGCCTTCATTGCCTGTTTATAAACATAATATTCATTTGCATTTTTATAAGCGTGCATCTCATCAAGAATAATAATGTTCGCATTAAGTCCATCTGCTCGCTTTGCATCTGCTGCAAGTGCCTGTATTCTCAATGCTCCACTTTTATTTTCATTCTCATCATAAAATGTTCGACTGATTGAATGTTCCGCATTGTTATTCAATATTTTGAAATTCTTGCTTTCGCCCATGTACTCAATATTTTCACGGATATTTTCAAAAGCTTCCATTGCCCTATCGAGTTTTGTAGCAATAATATATAGCACTGAAAAATACTGTCGTTCTAAAAGAGACAATGCCCAGGCCAACGCAGAAGCAAAAAAAGTTTTACTGTTTTTTCGCGGTAAAAAAATAAACGCCTCTTTAAAACGGCGTTCTTCTGTCCCTGCAATATAAAAACCTGCAACATTATAACAAATAAATTTTTCCCATGGTTCTAACAAAAAAGCTTTTCCTCTCGCTGGACCTTTTATGTGTACGAAAGTAGCTTCGATAATTTTTATAACAAAATCAGCATCCCGTGTGCGCATTTCATAAGCAGTATTATCCAAATCTTTTAAAAATCTTTTAGCTGCAAGTACTCTATCCTCATTCGCTATTATCTCTCCTGATACGATATCTCTTGCATATTTTTTGACTTCTTTAAATAGTTTAGACTCAGCCATCTGCTATCTTACTAAGTGCGGCATCTAATTTTGATAACTTAGGTTTCTCTTTGATTGTTGTTTTTTCAAAGATCTTAGGATTCAGGCACAGCATATCCAAATATTTTGCTATGTCACTTCTCAATCTTTCCAGTGTAATAACACCCGGGGTTCGCTTAACGTAATCGTCACTTTTCAGCATCTTTTTGATACTTTCTCGTTCGGATAAAAGCTCTGCACAGATGCGAATTGTCTCAGCATATTCTTCTCTGTACGTTCCCATTTTCTTCATACTATCCGTCAATTTTTTTTCAAATGTTTGTGCCTTTATCGCCCTTGCCATTTTGCCGCCTCCTTTCTCC